GTGTCCTTGGCCTATCAAAAAACCTACCCCCCTTAGCACTATTGCAACTGGAGCAGAGAACTTGCAAGTTAGACGGGTTGTCATCGCCACCAGCAACCCTTGGCACTATGTGGTCAACGCTTAAGCGTTCATCTGACCCACACATCTGGCAACATCCATCTCTTCTGATGATCTGTTCCCTAATCTTGCGCCACTTATTACTTGAGCCAGTACCTTTAAGACTTGACATAGATACTCTTATTACATCTATCGCATACTGCGTAATAGATTCCATTATCTGCATAGAACTTAAATGGGTGTCTGAATAGGTAACAGACGAGTGACCTAATTAGTGCCATCCCTTATCCTTCCAATGCTTCCATGCTTTGCATGTATCGCCTTGATATCTATGATCTATATATCGTAAGCCAAAGTGTATCTGTTCTATTGGACTCTTGTCCTTAACGATAGGGTTCTTAAGCTGTAATAGTCCATAGGTATAACTCTTACTAGGACTTGATAAGTTGCCTATTGCTTGAGGATTCCAAGCACTCTCTTTACCTATCAATCTTGAGAGACATATAGCTTCTCTTTTATCTAATGCTATTCGAACATATTCTCTTGGTTGAATGGCATCTATTGAGCCACTATCTGCACTAGCCATAGGAATAGATAGAGATATCCCAATAACGAAGGCTACCGAGCGAGCTATCCGCGAAGCGGCTCGCTCTGAGCCCTTGAAGGCTCTAGCCGTTAGAGTACCAAAGCCACAAAGCACATCTGTAAAAGTGCTGGTCAGAACGGCGTGTCTAATTCCTCGAATCTGTCGAGTAGAACCCTGAACCCTTGAATTGGATACCAGGAACGCTGTAAATCTTTTGCATTGAGCTATGGCAGAACTGACATTTTGGATCGTGTGGTTCATTGATTGAGAACTCCTTCTCGTACCGCAAGTTAGCCTCGCAGTCTTCGTTGGTACATTCGAATTCGTATATAGGCATTAGTTCAGCCCTGACAAGTGCGGCATGGCACATCCTTTAACTTCCACGATCCACATTTAGTGCATCTCTCAGGAACCAATTCTACCGAATCTTTATTGATATTTCCGTAAACAGGTAGAAGTAACTGCACCAAGTCCGCAAACCGCATAAAGGCCAGATACTCGGAAGCATCTTCTCCTTGGCCATTCATGCGACACACCACGAAGGGAAGCTCTTTGCCCCCTGCTCTCTTGCTCGCTTGGCGCAGCCACTCCAAAGGCTGGAACGCCGATCTAGCTTTAACCTCAATGTCGAACGGGACATTGGTTATATCTTTTCCAGCACCTCGACCGATACCTGCATGAGGCCACCATTGCTGGAGATAACTAGCAACGACTCTCTCAGTTCTTAGTCCTCGGTCTTTTCTGTGTCGGGTCATAGTTACTGGCTATGCCTTTCCAGCAGAATTGATAGTCTTGCATTTATCACATTCCCATTGATTGCGTAAGAATCGCTGGCGAATTTGTGTCCAATTAGGAACGGCATTACACATCTGGCAGATTAGTTTGTAACCAAGTTCCTCAAGTGCATCAGCATTAGCTCGAAGGTTTGCTTCTTGCTCTTCATCTGGGAATCGCTCCCATTCATTATCCTGATTCAGGAATTCAATATGTCCCATTAGCGCTTAACCTGTGGCTTCCATTGTCCGGTCTCTTTATCAATCTCGTACCAGATAGGGTCGCAACGCTCTGCATCTCCGAGAATCTGAGCCATACACTTCCAATGACCCCAAGGCTTGCCAGCCTTAGAAGTTCCTGTCTTCCAGACACGCGCACCATGGATGCAACTCTCGTCTGCTGGAGTGCCACCAAGGACATCCTTCACCATCTCGACTGCTTGCTCTACTGTCGTTACTGGTGCTGCTTCCCATTGAGTCCATGGATCATCTTCTTTCGGTACTGGAACATATTCCTTTGATGTATCAGCCATCTTGGCTTTGACTTCCTGAACTTGAGCCTTCACTTGTTGAGAAGCTGCGACCTTTGACATTTCTTCGCGGCTCGCTCTCTTTCCTTTAGTAGCATAGCCTGCATTTGCCAGTGCGCGACCAATCGCACTTGTTTCACAGTTTTCAAGAGCGGAAGTAGCATTAACTCCACGCCCCTGTACTGTCTCCTCAGCAAGGCCAGTCGTCCAAGGCCTAGGGTCAGCCTCAGTTCGATAGATACTAGCCTCAACGATGTATTGAGAAGCACTAGAACTAACAAGCTTCGTATGTATTTGGCCATCTGGGTGATCCTTCCAAAACTTGATTAGGCGTTCTTCGACTGTCTCGTAATCATCTAAATTAAACATATAAATCATTCTCCTCTGTAGCTAGTTGTCCTGATATAGCAAAGTACGCTGCACCATCGATGAAATTATCGACTTTTGGAGTTTCCATACTTCTTGCGACTTTGACCAATGCCAAGCACATAGCCACTTGGTAATCTGTAACTGGCATCTCGAGGTATGCAGACCAAAGGGATGCTGTTCTGGACATATTGTCTGTCGGGTGACCGTAGTCCATTCCACGATCTTGGATGATTGCTCTTGCTTCAGTAAGGAAGTCACCTGCGTTCATCGATTCGCCTGGAACTGCTCGATGCGACCTTCTATTTGTCCGTCATGGTAACCAGTCTTATACATAAGCAGACCGATTAATCCATGAGTAGCCAAAAGTATTAGCTGTAATACTGTCATTTTTGCTCCCATTCCACCAGAATCTCTGGCTTCTTGAGAGAACCTTACAACGGCAGTTCGACCTCAACTAGCACATTTTGATAACGAAATGGTAACAATTCCACTTCATCGATGGCATCGTCTAGGCTGTAAGCCAAGTCACTTTCTCGGCCTGCCATAGACCTTCCCCTGAACTATAAAAGTGCCGTTCTTTTCAATGTTGATTAAATCCACCTGAACTGTAGAACCTTGAACATACATAATGGCAAAAGCTTGCTGCCAATTAGCCGTTCCCTTGGTATATGAAGCCTGCTTAAAGTCCATTAGATTACCAACCTCGACACCATGCAAAACACGCCCTAAACGGCCTCCAGAGGCCTCTGAGAAGGCGCTACGGCCTGCTCTGTGAGTATGCCCTGAAATAACATTCTTACCGTGTCTACGAGCCGCCTCGAGGGCTGAAAGTCCACCAAGATTCTTGATAGGCGTATGGTCGCCGTGAACGGCTATCCAGCCTGGAGCGATATTCATAGGGTTCTTATGAAAGGTAATTCCTAGTTCATCGAATTTCATGAACTTCTCGAATCTCAGCTCTGGAAGGCTAAGAAACGATGGAATCTTCTTCATGATGATGTTATATAAACGATCTGTGTGGTTGCTTCGGATGCAATCAGTAACACCCAATTCCCAGAGGAGTTCGACACATCTGTCACGATCATCGCCAAGGCTCTGCTCATAGGCTTGAGGGGTTCCCTCTGACCACTTGCTAATGGTTTGAAAGTCAATCTCGTCTCCGATTGTGACTGTCTGGTCTGGCTTAAACTTCTGTAAGAATCTTGCTATGTTCTGAGTGACATGTACATCCTCGAAGGGAACCTGTAGGTCGCTCAGAATAACGATTCGTTTCATTTAGTCCTCGTCGTCATCCTCATAGGGGATATTGTCTATTCGATTAGGCAAGTTAGGGATAATCCAGTCAGGAAATGTTTCACGATCTGATAACAGCCAGAAAGCATGGGTTTCTGTGAACCCTGCTTTTCTTAAGGATTTGTAATACTCATTAAGAGCAATACAGTAAGCATCCAAAGCGTTATAAGTATCAAGATCTATGACTGGTCTTTTCTTCGCCATGAGATAAGTGTTACTTACCTAACAAGTCGATAATGGTATCGACACGCGCTTCTAATCTTCCAACTTGGTCTTTAAGACTGGAACCGGAGTTCGGCTTAAGTTCTGATAGGTAATGCTTAATCATGAACTGGACATAAGCTGCTACGCCGCCAAGAACTGTAATAATCGCAACGGCAATAGCTGCGAAGTCCTGCGCGGTCATTTCTTAGGAGATGCGTAACCGAATACGCCAGCAACGATTGAACCGAGAATGGATCGATAATCCAAAGCAAAATTAGAAGTAGTTCCCCATACTGCTAGGAACGCTCCAAGTGAGACTACTGCTGGATGCTTCATATTCATTTAGTGCCGCCTAACATTGGGATATTAAAGAACGAACCATCTGTATCGCCCTTTGGAGTGAAAGAAATATGGCAATGATGCTTATGCGGGTTAGATCCTGAATACTTTCTCCAACGCCAACCCAAGCGAGACGATGCGATGCGACCATTGAAGATGATGTACGCGACCCTTTTATCTCCGGCTTTGGCGCAGAGTCGAATCTGGTCAGCAATGTCAGGCATGAGGTCGGGTTTTGCCTTACCAGATACATCCCTGTCAACATCGATAGCCCTAACTGTCTGGCTATCAGCGCTTGGAATATGGTCAGACTTACCAGCTGCGACATGTCGAGCATCTGCGATCCATCCATCCGAGGTTCTATCTCGGTCTGGAAAAGTATCATCGAACTGCTCTCTTAGTTGCTGTCCGGCTTTGCATAACTTTGGAGTCATGCCAGTAGCAAGGATGCTTCTTCTGAAGTTAACCCAAGGCGCTCAAGGAGAGCATTCTTCTGATTAGCCTTTGCAGCTTCTTCATTGCGAATAGCGGCTGCTGCTTCCACATCGGCTAAATGAACTTCATATTCAGCCTTAGTCATTGCGCGTTCTACTTCTTCGCCTGTTTCAGCGTTATAAATCTTAATTGTTGGATTAGGCATTATTTGACTCCGTAGATTCTGACTGTTCCGCCGTTGAAAGATGAAGTATCTGCTGTGAACTTGAGAGATGAAATGGCTGAGTTTGTAAGGATGTTTCCACCGCCATTTGTTGTCTCGGTAACACTAGAGTTATTAATATATTGACCAGTAACGCGATAAGGCTTGTAGTTAGTTGTTGATGCGTAGTTATCGATAGTGATGCTAAAAGCATTATTAGTATTATTCAAAATATAGTTGTTATAGCTCATCTGAATATCACCGGCAGCGATTGCCTGGGCAACGGCTGTTCCGCCATTACCGATTTGGCGAATTGTGCTGGCAAGGTTTGAAGTGCCATTAGCCTGACAACCAGCATAAGCGCCAGATGTAGCATTAAATGAGATTCCTGTGACAAGCACCAAAAGTGAATTGTAAGACTGGCTAATACTTGAGATTGTTGTGCTTGCGCCTGAAAGGGTTGTTGTTGATAGCAAGGTAAATCCACCAGATGAAACTGTAGCCCAAGCCAAGCCAGTTGATGCTGTTGAATCAGCTGTAAGGACTTGTCCGTTAGTTCCGACTGCTAGACGGGCTGGAGTATCAGCTGCGCTGGCAGCAATGAGATCACCCTTAGCATCGACTATAGCGTTCTGAATAGCGTTTGAGTCATCTTGAGCAACCCATGAGAAGTCAAGGTCTGTACCTGATGCCTTAGCCAATACCTGTCCAGTAGTTCCACCTTTAAGGTCAATAAAGGCTGTGTCGATATCTTGGCCAAGTGCAGCAATAGCGGTAGCGCCATCCTTTACAAGGTCTGTCGACTGAGGGATATCCCACCCAAAGTTCGTGGTTGTTGTTGCCATTACGCTACTACTCCTATCGCATCAAGCCAGGTTAGGCTGGTGTTAATTGTGTTCCATGTCTCCGCTGCATTTACCTGTTCCCATTTTACCGCAACTTGGGAGAAACTTATCGGAGAAGCATTGAAAGTTATGCTCAGATTATTGAGCGAAGCCCTGAATGTCCATCCTTCAACATATCCCTGAAAAGAACCGCCTGTAATGTTGGGCGGCAGGTTCTGAATCCAGATTGGCAGGCCTAAGAATATATTGATCAAAGCATCTCTGTCGGAATCGTCGATTTCAGGGTTTCCAAGTGTGAAAGTTATAGCCTGGAATTTAGGATAAGGATAAGCTCTTAAATCGATATAGCGGTCAGCAAGGCTTTCCGCATCTGATTGGTTCTTAATGCGAGAAGTCAAAGATTCTCCATATGTGCCATAGATAGACTGGCTGGTCGTATCTTGAGCCACATAAGAATTGCTTCCATTGTTGCCGTAGTTAACGCTGAAGTAGTTTCTAAGATCACCTGCGCGGGTGGTTGCAGCAAGTCCTACCCCATTGGCGTTATTGGCATCAAGGGTTGTATAGCCGTTTGCAGCCAAGTAATCCTGTCTATGAGTCTGGTCTGCATAACCGATATTGCCGTTGGCATCTTCGTAAAGAACGCCGAAGGCTGAATTGGCTATATCTGTACAAAGTGAATAAAGGTCTGTTTTGCTAGATGATCGTGCAATAAGTTCATAATCGCCTGGCTGGTCGATTTCACCCAACCCGATATTAACTGCATTAGTCCAAGTTTCTGTGGGATTGTAAGTAGCCCAAGTTTGAGATGGAGATACTTCATTCCATTGACCTAGAAGATAACCCGATAAAAGAGTGTAAATCTGGTCACCATCATAATCGGCTGATAGCACTCCATTATCAATGAATTTAGGTAATTTAGATAATGCACCTAAAGCGGTGATAGTTGCCGCTGTCGTATATCCAAGGCTTCCTGCCTTATTTACAGAGATTGTAAAATCGGATATTAACCCACCAAAAATAGGTACATAAACTCCAGAAGAATTGGTCACTTCGACTGAAAGGCTTGTGCCTACTGTAAAGTCATAAGAACTGTTATCAAAGTTAAGTAACTGTAATTGGCAATACCCAGCGACTGGCTGTTGGTTGATATCAGTACGGCCAGAAGTGATTGTCAGATTAGCAACAGTAACATCGGTTACTTCCGTGCCGTCTACTTGAATCTTGTAGGTTGGAGTCCAGGCTGTCATGCGTAGATTAAGCTTCCACCAAGCGTTCCTCGAGCTGAGGAGTCGTTGAGAATAGTCACGATCTGGCGAGCGGTTGATTCGCTATCAATTGCGCCGTTAACAGTGATATTAGTAGTCCCAGCCATGCCAGCATAAATATACTGTGGGACTGATGGAGTCGATGGAGATGGCATTAATGGGGTCGCATCAGGAGATGTTGCTCCGCCTGAATATGAGGCTCCTGAGAAGAAGTTGCCTACGGCTGAACCTGCACCCTTGATGGCATCAATAATGCCTTTAATCGTATTGTAGATTTTTGTAATTCTATCTACGAAGTCTGCGAAACCATCAATGACAGTAGCAATGATTTTACCCAAAGCCTTGAAAGCGAATCCTAAAGTCTCACCGATGGCCGGTGCTAGGTAATCTTTAGCAAAGTTAAAAATAGCCTTCATGAAGTTATAGAAAGGCTGTAATTCATCGTTATTGGAAGCCAAGGAATCTCGGACTGAATTGAATGCTGATCGTAAGCCGCTAAGGATTGGCTGAATAATTTTCATGACTGGTTGAAGCTTGTCGCCAAGGTTGGAAGTGAAGTCTGAGATTGCAGGGATAACTTGCTTAACAATGATGTCGACCATAGGAGTAATCGCATCAAGAATATATTTACCAACGGTCTCTTTTCCTTCATCGAAAGCAATTTGAAGGCGGTTTAACTTACCTTGGAATGTATCAGCCTTGGTTGAGGCTTGGTTTTCAAAAGTGCTTGCAAGCTTGGCTGTGATTTCATCCATGCTCATGGTCTTTAGCTGAGCAGATGTAAGCCCAATGCCTAACTTAGCAAGGGATGCAGTATTGCCTTCGGCGGCCTTTGCCATTGCGTTTGTGACGGCCTCTAATGACTTGCCTGAGCCTGCTGCGACATCTAGGGCTACAGTCTGAAGCTTCTGAGCCTTTTCGACATCTCCAGTAGCCCGTGCAAGGCGTTCTAGGGATGGTCTGAGGTCATCATCAGTAACGCCAAAGGCTAATGAGGTTTGGGTTATGTAATCTTCTGTGGCGGCTATCTGCTTGTCCGTAGCGCCAGTAACATTCTTAAGAGTAAGAGCCAACTTCTCTTGAGCGGCTGCATCTTCAATGGCTGACTTAACTCCATCGATTGCTAACTTGCCAGCATAGGCAACGGCTGCTGCTCCTGCTGCTGCAAAGGCTAGTCCAGCCTTCTTGCCAAAATCTCCAACTTTGTCGCCAAAAGAAGAAACATCATTATCGGCTTTATCAAGGTTCTTAGTGAAGTTATCGACATCAGCAAGAAGCTTGAGCGTTAACGCTCTTGTACCTGTTGCCATTATGTCCACTCCTTCAAAATCTTATCGAATGATTCAGTCCATCTAGCCACAATCTGCGGTTGAATTTTGCGAAGCGTTGGATAGATAAACCAGCCCTTAGAGCCTCGACCTTCACGGCCTGACCAGACAGGGAACTGCTTATACTTATTAGAACCGAATTCTGAACCGCCCCAGATTGTCTTAGTGGTTGCACCACCTGAAAACTTCTGAGAAGCGAATCCATAAGTAATCTCACCAATACGGCTTGACTTCTTAACCCTTGAGCCTTGAGTAATTCGACCAGCGACCTTGTTGCTTTGAAGAGAATTAGCAGTTTGGATAACTTCATCTCTAGCGAATTCGGCCAGAGCGCCTGATTGGCGCTTGGCCTCTTCGTTTGCTTCATCGCTCATATTCTTTAGAGCCTTGAATATCTGGCGAAGCTCTGTCTTATCGAAGGCGATTAATTCATCTGCCACGATTACGCTCCTCTAGTATTTCAACTGCTGTAAGAATATCCTCGGCACTTTGCCAATGATCCATAGGGATTTGAGTAGCTAGTGCCAGTTCAACTAAGAGTCGGCTTACGCTTCCTCTTGGATGACTTTTGGGTCTCCTTCACCTACTTCGACATCATCTACGGATTCCATCCATACATCAAGTGTCTTAGTCGGCTTACCGCCTGCTTCACGCTTCATGGCGCTATGCGCTACATAAAGAATGTCCCACATTCCGCCGAACTGAGAGATGACCTTTTTAGTTGCCATCTCCCAGCGAGCGTAATCTGGTGGACGAACCATGTAAGCGGTTTCGGTTCCATCTATGTATTTAATTGTTATTTGCTGTTGCATTGTTTGCTCCCGTTTCTACTTTTTAGGAGAATGTCTCTGTGACAGTTCCGTTTGCTACCTTGAAAGTAAAGTCTACAGTCTGAGCATCTGTTCCGGCTCCGCCTGCTGTTGGAAATTCAGGAAGAATTGGGAAGACGAACTGAGCGCCTGTTGCAGCTGTAAGAGTTACTGAGATTGTTGTATCTGGTGCTTCTGCTGCTGCCCAAAGAGCTTCGCATACTGAAGATGTCTTGCCCCAGTCAGCGAGCATTGAAAGAGCGAAAGAAGCCTCTGTGTTAGTGGTCTTATAGGCTTCGCCATCGAGAGTCTGGTATGTCTCGCGAAGGTTTGTCTTAGTAAGAACTGCTGAAAGAGCCTGGGCTTCGATATCTGTTCCACCTGTGAAAGATAGAGAAATATCGCGACCTGTGATTACTGTGGTTGCCATTATTTATCCTTAGTTTGTTTGTGTGTAGTAGGTAGAAACTCTGATATCGGCAACTAAGCAATTAGAAGGCCCGACCTGAGTAACCGTTGGTTTTTCAACCGCTCCGATTGTGTATCCTGCTGGGATCACTTTCAGAACACTTATGACTAGCTGCTCGAGATTGTCGAGCGATGCAGGGTTGCTGTTATATGCAACCGCAACTGAGATTACGAGGTTAATCTTTGTGTGAAGCGTGGTCTTCCCGATTGTCTCTAATTCGAGATAAGGAGAATCTGGGACTGTGACTACGAAAGGCACCATAGGCGCTTCTGGAACATAGGCATAGACATTGCCTGCAACATTTGCAAAGGCATCAGCTAATGGCTGGCGTACTGTGTCAAGGATTGTTGAAGCAGGCATTATTGCACCATTGAATCGGTGTCGATGTATGCCCCTAATAGTCCTGATACGCGATTAAAGAGACTGCGACCTAAACGATAAGGCGAGACATTAGTAAAGTCGATTCCCTCGATCTGTCCACCAGGAGCGATACGAGATTGGAATACTTCAACTGATACGGCTAGGACTGCTGACTCTACTGCGCTGACACCAACATAAGTTGAAGCGCCTGAAAGAGTAGCCAAGCCTGAAGGAATAACCTGCTTTGGAGCAATATCTGCATTAGTGATTGCTACAGTAAAGAGATCATCGTAAGAATCTGAGATTGTGAAAGTTCCGTTAAATGGGGAGCCGCATCCTGTGATGACTACGCTCTGACCTGCTGAGAAGTCGTTCTGTCCTACTGTTCTGTAGATAGCGACATTCGCTTCTAGTTCTACTTCATCGATTGAGTTTGCATACTTAACGAGCATAGGCAAAATGACTGCCTCAGCTGTATCGATTACATCTGTTAAATAAGCATCGTTATAAAGGGATGTAGAAACACCAAGAATAGACCTTAGTTCTGCAACTGTAACTATTGAAGCCATCTCTACATCCTCTCTATTAAACGACTGGGGGAGCCACCGGGAGCAGCAGCTCCCCCATGATTAGTTTTGGTTATGCAACCATCCAGCGATATGCGCCTGCGCCAAGCTTTGTCGCAACTGCGCCGTAGCCGTAGTAACCCACCTGGACCTGACCAGTACTAATCAAATTAGTCTGGAGTGACAAGCGTGGGCTCTCGTACCATGTGTATGAATCTGGGTTAACGATAAGCATTGTGTTATCGCCAACGCCTGAGCCAGTTGTGAGCTGACGATCAACGCGAAGGTTAAGACCAAGAAGGTTTCCACGAACCGCAGTAGCTGTCAAAGTTCCGCCAGCGTTCTGTGGGTTGATTGTTTGCTGGAATACTGGACGGTTTGAACCATCGACCAAGCCCATTAGGTTGCCCCATTGTTCTGGTGAAACGATGATGTTCTCAGCGAATCCGAGTGTTCCCTTGTAGATAGAAACTGCTGCATCTGACACGAAGTCTGCGATGTTCGCAGCTGAGACTGTGCGGTTTCCGCCGTCTGTTCCACCTGCGATAAGAGCATCTGAAACTGCCTTATCTGTAGCCTTTGCATATGCGTATTCCATCTGGCGTACGAGTTCTGCGAAAAATGCTGGTGAAGAGCGGTCAAGTAGCTCGAGGCTAAATGTCTGCTGTCCGATGAACTTCTTTACATCGACAGATACGAACGCTGCGTTCTGGTCTGTCTCTGATGGTGTTCCGCCTTCAGATGCGATTGCAACTGTTGGTGCAACTGTGATCTTAGGGATTTCGAATGTCATGCCTGCATCTGGAAGAGTGCCGCGTGAGATTGAGTCGATTGACGGACGGTCTGCGTTTGAGATTCCGTTAATGACTTCTGTAAGTTGGCGTGTAGGAACGAGGCCAGCATTATCTGTTGTGTCTGCTGCACTTGCAACGAACATACGAGATTCTTCTGAACCAAGCTTTGCGCGAACTGAATGCTCGAGATAAGAAGCCTTATCAACGATTGGGTTACGAACAGTTGTTGAAATGTAAGGTGCTGTCGCAGCCTTAACTTCAACCTTTGCAGCCTCTACCGTTTCTGCGGCAGGAGCAACTTCTGGAACGGTAGTGTCTGACACTTGTTCTCCTTCTGTGGTTGATTGTGTTTCTTCCTGAGTTGTCTCAGAAACTTGTGTGTCCTCAGCCGCGACCTTGGCGACCTCGGCTCCTGGAATTGCGCCATCTGTAACGAGGCTTACTTCTACGAGATCCGAAGCGCTAATAGCCATGACGCCATCTTGGTTATCCCAAGCTTGGACATCTACCCCAACGCTGAAATCGGAACGAAGTCCAGTTGCAGCTTCTTCGAGGGCGTCATTACCTGCGGTTGTTTTAGCAATACGAAATTCTGCTGTGATGCCTGTAGCGTCTGCTTCCCAGCTCATGAGCTTTCCAAGCGGACGAGTAGTGTCATGCTGAAGGACTAGCTTCGTATTCTTAGCCATAGTAATTGAATCTGGCTTGAACATCGTGCGTCCTGCTGAAGTGTTACCTTCTGCGTTCCATGAAACGATGCGACCTGCGATAATTCGAGATTCTGCATCCGCTGCTGTAATAGCAACCGGCATGGTTATCTTCATTACATATTCTCCTTATTGTCAATCAGGTCTTCTTCTTCTTGAATCTGCTTAACGCTCATTGCGCCAATGCGATTAAGAATTTCATAAACTTGAGCGCGCTGAAGTGCATCTGAACGCAAGAAGTCATCAAGTGAGAAGCGAATTTCTCCAGTTGAAGGGCAAAAATCTGGCATCGAAAGGCGCTGTTCAATAGCAGCAAGAATTGGCTTCATTGAGAAGTCGATAAGCGAACGGCGTTCTGAAACGCTGTTGCTATAAGTCATTGAGGTAGTTTCAGCACTAACGAAATAAGCAGGCAGGTTGCAGGCGCGAGCCAATTCCAGAGCGACGTACTGACGAGCCTCGTTCAGCTGTAATTTTGCTGGATCGATGCCCAACGCCTGCAATTCAACATCAGCATTTAGAAACGCTGTTGACTTTGTAAGGCGAGCAGTTCTCCAAGATTCGAGAAGCTTTGAGATACGCTCTGCTGGAAGA